GCGCAGTCTTCGTCATTGACGGGTATCAAGCCCGCGTCGTACTGTGCCAACTCGGCAATCATATTCTCGATAATTGCCGGGTCGTGGTAATGTATCATCTTGCTATCCAGCTTCTCGTATTCCTGCTGGTTGGTCTTTGGGTAGATATGCACATGAACGCCTGTCTCTGTTATCGCCTTAATCTCGTCAATAACCAGCCGATGCGAGTCATTCATGCCGCCTTCGTAGACAATGTGGAAGCCGGCAATTCGCCCCTCTTTGTCCGGCAATTCGCCAGTATCCATCAAGTAGTCATAAATAACTATGCAGTCGGTTATATCATGCCCATAGAGCCGCGCCGCGACCTCCATCTGCTGTGGCGTTGCGTAGACGTCTCCTTTCGCGTGTCTGTGCGCTACCGCCGTCATGATTGGCAGATAGGGATTGAAGACCTGCCTTCGCTCGACAATATCATGAGCGTCATTTATCAAGACTGCGTTTGGCCTGAATTCGGAAATTAGAGCCGCCACGTTATCCGGCTCGTTGTGGACGTGAATCACGTCATACCGATCACAGGCTGTATAAAGCCCCTTGCTACAATCTACCAGAAAGGCGTCATCAAACGTGTCAGTCAGGATATGAATATCAGGGTCGATATGCGTGTCCAGATAGCCTAGCGCGACTTTGTGTCCTTTGGCTCTCAGTGCCTTTGCCATATCGCACGTCCGCCTATCCGGCTGGCTCTGGATAAACAGTACGTTCAATGCGTCGCCATCGGCGAATTCTGCAAACATGCGCTGCATATTCTCATGTGCCGCTGGCAGGAACGGCCGCTCCAATGTCGCCGCCTGAAAGTATTGAAACGCCTTCTCGCTCTTGCCTAAATCCTTATACGCCGCGCCGATATTGTTCAGCGACCGCCCAATCGCGCCCCAACTATCAATCGGGACGTTAGAATATACGCGAAGCTGCATGGCTTTTCTCAATACGTGCTGATAGGCTCTATAGCACCATATCGCCCTGCGCGGTTTGTTCATTCGGTTGTATATATCCCCTAGCCAATACCACGCATCGACGTTGTTGCCGTGATTCAGGACAATCTTCCACGTATTCCTCAGCGCGTCTTTATACCGCTCTGTGGCATATAGCGCCTGCGTCACCGAGATACCAATCCGCTGTTCCGATAGTGTGGAATGCCTTGCCACGTCCGACCAGACGTATGAATCAAACTCGCCCGCGGTATCAATAACCCGCCGCCAGTCGCCCCGGCATCGGTGAACGCTGACGAGATTGGACCATGTAAAGGGATTATACGGGTCTTCTTCAAGCTGTTTCTTTAGCAGCCCTTCCGTCCTGTCCCATTTCTTCTCCATTACTTTACGCGGTAACGCATAGCCATGATGTGTAATGTATATCGGCCTTATAGCCGCCTTCGGTGACGCTACCACTTGGTTGTGTACGCTGCCCTCGAAATGCGCCGTCCCGCGCCGGAATAGGCGTATAAAGAAATTCTGCGCTATGCCCTGCGCCGCTTCGCTTAGAACAAATACGATAATAGAATCAAAGTCTGACTCTATAGCGTCCCGAACCGCCGGTATAGAACTTGGGTCAATCTCTTCATCGGCGTCGATATAGAGTATCCAGTCGCCCGTCGCCTGTTCCAGAGAGTAGTTCCGTGCGGCACTGAACCCCCCCTCGTCCCATTCCCGGAAGAACACCTTGCAGCCGTATTGTTCCGCTATCTCAACAGTTCTATCACTCGAACCTGTATCAACTATAATGATTTCATCTACCACGTTTTTGATACTGTCAAGACAGCGTGGTAACTGCTTTTCTTCATTTTTCACAATCATGCACGCCGATAATGTCAAACCGTGTCTCCTTTTCTAATCCCCCGCTGCCAATAAGTCTGGTTGTGCTTGTATACCTGCTATGCGATTCCTTGCTATTTCACAAGCCCTTTCGCTTATGTCTACTCCAATCCACCTTTTTTTTAGTCTTTCTGCTACCGCTATGGTTGTTCCACATCCACAGAATGGATCAAGGACTATATCTCCCTCATTACTACTGGCTTTTATTATGCGGTCTAATAGAGCTTCAGGTTTTTGAGTTGGATAACCGAGACGCTCTTTGGCTGTCGCGTTGATTATTGGTATTTGCCAAACATCAGTCATTACAACTCCTTCGTTCAGATAGACCTTAGCGCGAGACTTCTGGCCAGTTCCATCTCTACGAGTTGTCCAGCGATAAACACCACCTTCATCCTGATGCTTGTAACGGGTTTCGCGCTCAGCAAGGCTTCCTTTTCCATATTCTTGTAGTGGGGAAGAAAAGAGATGCTGTCCTTGTTTTTTAGCATAGAGAAATACAATGTCATGCTTGCGTTGGAATGATATACTACGCTGAGTAGCTTTAGGCCCGTAGTACCAGATTATCTCGTTCAAAAACTGTTCCGCCCCAAACACCACATCCATCAGCAGCTTTAGGTAGTGGCTTGCAGTAGGATCACAATGTAGATAAATAGAGCCGCGTTCTGATAATACCCGGCGCATCTGTTCCAGCCTGTCAAACATCCACCGCAAATAGTTTCGCGTTCCCTTGTCTCGTGGTATTATCGGCAATATATCATCAATGCGATTCGCAGGATAATCCAGCGTTGACCACTTTGGCATACCGAAGAATTTAGCATCACCATCAAAGCCAAACGGCGGGTCAATGTAAATGAGATTGATAAACCCGTTCGGCATATTATTCATCATATCAAGACAGTCCCCACAGATTATTCTATTTGTAAAGCTGTCAAGACTTCTCATAATGTTTCTCGATCCTGTAATCGATAACCGCTTCCCACTCGTTCTCTACCTTAAAGACCATATCCATGACTCTGTGCGCCCACCAAACATGACCAGTCGTCGTCGTGATTCCGTGGTCGTATGCCGTTTTGAGCAAGTCAGCTATGTCGGTAATATTGCTGATTGGCTTAGTCCCTTTCTGGAAGATAGCAAACTGTATCCGTACATTCTCAAGTATGCCCCCAAGCGTCTTGATAGGCGCGTTGCTGACAATCGTGTAGACGCCGTATGGCATAGCCGTATTCTGCGGGGCTTCCCCTGCATAGAATCGCGGCAAGGCGGCCTTCAGCGCGTCGTTGGCGTTATATAGAGCGCGAACCTGTGTCAATATGTCTGTCAATGTCAATCCTTTCGATAACCCGCAAGGCTTCTTTGGCAGCTTCCGGCATCCCCGCACGTTCTAACTGCTGGCTTAGTTTCTCACAAGCGTATTGCCATCTGTTCTCAGGGAACATGGCAAGTAATTCCTGCGTCGTGAACCGCTTCAGGGCAGTTGTCCGCACAGTATCCTTATCGGCTAAGTGCGCCTCGTGACGCGCGGCCGTTGCCGCCTCGCTGTGCTGCCTGTACTTCACAGTGAACATCGGCACGCGCATGAACCTGACGCCAGCTTTCAGCAGCCGGAAAATTATGTCGCCGTCGCAGTCGTAACTCACTCGCGGGTCATATATCCCGACAAGGTTCTGCGCCGACCGCCTTACCATTACCGTTGAGAAATTGATGTGATTATTCAGCATCGTATGAAACGGCAAAAGTTTCTGTGGAATCCCCGGAACGATACACTGAAATTGCTCTTCGCCGTTCTCGTCTATCACTAAATAGTCTGTATACAGCAGCCCGACATTGGGATTGCGCTCGAATGTGTCTGTCAAGACTTTAATCCTGTCAGGCAAGTATTCATCATCCGCGCCGACCCACGCTATCAAGTCGCCGTCAGACAATTCAATCCCCGTATTGATTGCCCCCGCAGACCCCGCGTTCTTCTGGTGGAATACCGTTATCGTATCTGCGTATGCGTCAAGCAGTTCGTGCGTCGAGTCGGTTGAGCCGTCATCAACAACTATAACTTCCATATCGGGATATTTTTGGTCTAATACGCTCTCAATACAGCCCTGAATATACTCCTCGCAGTTATACGCTGGAATAATTACTGATACTTTCAACGTTCAATCTCCTTTTAAGTACATGGCATTGATGCTCTTTATCTTTGGCTCAACGCGCCAGCGGTCGTGTCGCTTAATATCGCGCATGGTATAGTCCCTTTCGATTGTCCAATACCCACGCTGCATAAACTCTTCAGGAAACCACCCGCTTCGGTGTGTCTGGTACTCGTTTCCGCCTTCGCCCCAGATGTCGATATTCTGGGGAATGAAGCCATGCGGTACTTGCACATAGACAACCCGTCGCGCTATGTGTTCAGCCATCTCCATTAGCCTGAGACCGCTCTCTTTGTCAAGGTGTTCCAAGATATATACGAGCAACACCACGTCAAACGAGTTCTCCGCGTATAGCTTGTCTATATCCAGCGCATCAGCATTGATAGATGTATAGTCAACGTGCGTCTCTATCCGTTCCAGAAACGGTTGGTATATGTCCAGACCCACCCTGTCATCTGTTTCGATAAAGCGCGATTGTAGTGATAACCCACAGCCAACGTCTAAAATGCTTTCGACATGGGGACAGATCCGCGCTATCGTATCTCTCATAAGCGGGTCTTTGGGTTCGTCTATCAAATCAAGTGTTACTGACAAAGCAGCTCCTCTATCGCTTTCATCTGTCTTTCCAGCGAATAATTCTCAACTATATATTGCCGGTACTCAGCAGGCTCGTATTCCCCACCCGTCACCATCTCGGCAAAACGCCGCACATCGTTAAATAGGTATTTCTCAGGATACAGGCCATCAGCCCCGACAAAGTTGTGTATAATTGGCTTTAACCCACAAGCCATGCCTTCTGCCACAGCGTAACAAAATGACTCAAAGACCGAAGTGGTCACTATGTAATGCTTATCTCCCAGCCAGTCCGGGATATTGCCAACCCACCCATGAAAGCGAATATTGCCTTCCAGCCCCATAGCTTTAATGATATGCTTGAGGTACAACCCATATCGTGCTTCCTGAATAATCCCCGCAACATGTAAAACATACCTATCGTCTACATCGACGAGGTACTTCATGCACTGAATTAACAGTGATGGATTCTTTTTGTGATTGATGTAGCCAACGTAGGCTAGGTTGAACCCGCGCTCTTTCTCAGTCAGACAGAACCGTTGTACATCAACGCCATTGTTAATGACATGCGTCCTTAATTGTGATATATGATTATTGACCAAGTCGCCTGCAAGTAAAATATCTCTCACATGCGGCGCGACAAAGACCAAGTCGTCAACGTTCTTCCAGTTCACGCGCGATGGCATATCGGAAAAGGCTTCATAACTATGCAAGCGGCAAATCATTCGGCACGTCTTGGGAAGCTGTGACGCCGCGATTATCAGGCTATCGCACCATTCAAACCACGCCACGTCAGCCCAAAGAAGCAGCACCTGCATGTCGTCAACCGTGCTTCCGTGAAACCGGCGGACGTCGTGAAGCTTGGCCGTATGCACGATAATGTCTTTCAGGAATTTGTCATCTTCGCCGCAGAAAAAAGCTATTTTCATTTCAACGCCTTCGCTATCTGCTTATTGATAATGCTGTTTATTTGCGGCTTAACTTCTTCATATGCTGGTCGCATATATGGCTTCGCTGGCCTCATAGACCCGTCTCTATTACGGGCGCCAACTTCAACCCAGATCGCGTATTTAATTGCCGACCCGCTAACGGCCAAATATTTTCCCGCCGATACTTCCCCAACCAGATTAGTCTTATCTACTTCGTGTCCTATGCTGGATCGTAGGTTGCCTGTATCAACAGGACATAGTCTTTTCGCGCCTGCGTCAATCATAAAACAGGCTACCTCTAACCCGTTAACAATCCCCTTGTTGACCTTTTTCTTAATCGCGCTTCCGTGCCACTCAACCGACATGCTTAACACCCGCTAATAGTTCGGCCAACTTATCGCCCAGCAATATCTCTCTGTTTGTTTTCAGGACACCAAACTCAACTTCAGAATATTGCGTGAAATAGTCATGCCTGTCCATGTAATTCGCGCCCAATAATACCCGGATGAACTCTTTGACTTCGTGGAACAAGACTGACTGCATACATGACGCAGCGAGATCCGCATCGAGTATTATCCTGCACTTGGATACTTCAGCAACGCCGAGGTTCTCTTCGCCAGTGACTTCCATCAGGTCGTCAGCGTCTTTCGTGATATATACATCCACCGGATGGCTTAGAATATCTATCGTGGTTAGTTTGTTCATTATGTTACCTCAAGCAATTCGACTTCATAATGCCGTCCGTGATAGTCATTGACGCCCTGAATATCATATATAGTAGTGCCGATCCGTATCCTATTCTTCTCTTTCAGTTCAGCGGCATAGGCCTTGCTTATCGCCCTCGCGCGGATTATGAGCCTGTGAGTAGCGAAGACCGTCTCTTTGTTAAAGGGCGCGGCCCGCTCATTCATGGTCAGCGTATCCAGCACCGCCTTGAATTCCCAAAGGTCTTCCCAAGTCTGCGTCACGTCAATACCGCTCTGCGTTTCCGTTACTTTTTGCAATATGCATGTTGATAGTAAGCTCATAGTATCGGCCTCTTGTATCTATTGAGAATCATCCGACATTCATCCGGCATCTCTGCAAGGAATTTCACCGTCATATGCCCCAGAGTAGAGCCAGCCAAGCCGAACCCGCTTACTTCGTCTTTGTCATATAGCGACTTAACCCACGTCAACACGGCCAGCTTTAAGTCAGCGGGCAGAGTAGTATAACCCGCAGTATATGTTATGATGATATTCTGGAAGCCCAAAGGGAACGAAGCATAGCGTATCATGCCGTTTGCCGCGTCTACCCTGACGCCCGATAGCGGTTGACCCGCCATGTCGAGATAATACCAATCAGCCGCCGTGCCAGCCCATGAGCCGCAGAAGAAGTTCTGAATCGGTAACAGGTTCGGGGATGAATAGCTATTCCAGTCGGTGTCGTATATCTCCGCCGACCAGCCGCTTCCTATCGCGTTTATCGCCGCGACTAATAGTGCCATTGTCGAGTATGTGGTCAGGCTTAACGTGTCACTTCCAGCATTATCGCCGCCTGAGACAACGTAATCCAGCGAGTCGGAGTCAACTGACACATAGGCGTTATCCGCATCAGTTGACGTATTCTTTATCTTGATTGCGGATTCGCGGCTTGTGGATATTCGTGCAAGGCTGATAATGGGATAGTTATCAAGCGATAAAACCTGTTCGCCGTTGCCATTATAATATTCATGTGTGTATGTGTCCGAATCAAATGTCCGCTGGCAATAGGTCTTGACCGCTGCTTCCGCGCCGTTATGAAGGCTTTGAACCTTATCAGCCGGATCTCCCGGCACGGCATTATCGCTTGTGATAGTTTGCGCGGCTGAATGAGCTTCATCGAATCCGAATAGACTACCCGCATCGCTGCCTGTGTGCGTATAAGCTATTGTATGCCCCGTGGTGGCGTCTATTGTGAATTTGTATGTAGTGCTTGAGTATGTGACCACAAAGGTTATCACGCTGCCTGTGAGCGTGTCGTCAGCGTTCATCTTGCTCGCTAACTCAGTCGCCAGAGCCGCGCCTTCATACGTCCCGTCAGCGCAGTCGATAGACGCCGCGCCCTCGTCGCTAGTCAGGACAAGAACGTCATTGGCTGCTGTAATCGTGAACGTACCTTTTGAGTCAACGCCCAGAAATGACAATACTTCAGCTAGTGTGCAAATGCTCATGAAATCATGTCCTTCAAATAATATGGGTGACGAGGGCGAAAGGAGAAAACTCCCTCGCCACCCAACCGGCACAGCGCAGGAAAAAGGAGGTAAACCCGCGCCGCGCCGACTATCTCAATATTTTGTACGGTTCTTTGTGTTTGTCCGCCGCTTCTTCAGCCGATAGACCCCTATCCCAGACCGCCACTTCTTCAATCTTGCCGTCTGCGTAGTCCGGCACTCGGCTTGCCGCTGTTGCCGCCGCCGTGTCGTCTCTGACCACCGATACATCGTCAAACCACACCACGTCGCCACTTGCCTGTCCTCTAAGATACACTATCCCAAATGTACCCAGAGCCGCAAATGATGCCGATATAGGTGTCCATATTGTAGCCGTGACCGTTCCGACCGATAGCGCTGTACCATCCCCTTTATCAATAGTTATCTCTGCTGTGTCGCCAGCCGTCGCTTTGCACCAACCAGCTATTGTGTAATATTTTCCGAGTATCAGAGGCACAGTCTGATTCGCCCCAACATTTACCGCCCCAGCGGTATCTTTAAGGCAATTCGTTCCTGAATGTGGACTGGTATCAGAAACTATTGTAGCACTGGCCTCATCTGACCAACCAACTATTGTACTCTGTCCGCCGTCGGTAATGTTCCAACCACTTGTGGCAAGTGCCGCCTTTGCGGTCGTCGGTGCGCCAGAACTGTATTGTGCAGTACCTGCATGGAAGGTCACGTTTGGCTTCTCGACTTGCGCTTCCCACGCAACTAGCAACAAGTCGTAGTTGCGTTGACTGAAAGCCGAACTAAGGAACATATTAGTTGCACTAGTCATACTGGAAATATCGAAGCCCGATACGTCGAGACTGGTCAACCCCGAACAGCCGTAGAACATATACCCCATAGTCGTCACAAGCGCTGTATCGAAGCCCGATACGTCGAGACTGGTCAACCCCGAACAGCCGTAGAACATACGATGCATAGTCGCCACAAGGGCTGTATCGAAGCCCGATACGTCGAGACTGGTCAACCCCGAACAGCCGTTGAACATATACCCCATAGTCGTCACAAGCGCTGTATCGAAGCCCGATACGTCGAGACTGGTCAACCCCGAACAGC